AATTAGAGATTTTTGCTCACATAAAGATAGAGTATCTATATCTATATCTTTCTCTATATATAACTCTTTATCTATCTCTATATCTTTCTCTATCTCTGGTGGAGATTTCTCGGAGATTTGTCGGAGATTTGTCTGGACATTTGTCCTATCTGTTTCTATTCGTTGTCTATATTCACGCTTTCTATCGGCTTCACTACTACCTTTACCAATAAAATTTTGAATATCCAACATATAGATAGCACCATTTTCTAGCACATCGATTAGTCCTAAGTCTTTGAAGATTGATAATGCTTGTTTAACTGTTCCTATTTGGTGTCCAGTTACACTGGCCAGCATTTCTGCGTTGTATGGAATGCGATCATTAACCACCAACTTTCCATCATTCTTTAGACTTCGTAGATAAAGTTTTAAAAGAATATTACTGTACAAATAGCCATCTTTCATACTTTCTAGTATCTTCAACTCATCACTGTCAAAGAAATTTTCTTTCAGCCGTAGATAGTAATACTTTTTGTTATCGCTCATAGGCTAGTCCTTGTTTAGCTTTTCGATAAACTCATCTTCACTTAATGGTTTACCTAGTAATGCAATTCGTGCTAACACACTAGCAATTTCATCGGCTTCATTTTCTTCTGCATCTAATACGCTATCAACCATTATTAATACTGTTTCGAGTTCTTCAATCGTGTCTTGATAATATGTATTTTCACCTTGTTTTTTGCGGTAATACATAATTCTTTTATTTAGATAAGCACTAAGCATTGTTAATTCGTTCATATTCGTCAGTCCTTTCTTCAACTTCCTTTAATAGGTTTCGTCTAATTTCTTTTGCGAACACACCATGTGCCTGATAATGGCAATCGGTGCATAGGCAAGCTAGATTTCTCAAATCACTTAATCCGCCTTGTGATCTAAATATTATGTGATGGCACTGAGTAGCCATACTTCCACATATCACGCATAAGCCATTATCACGTTCATAGGCTTGTTTTCGTGTTACTGAATATAATTTGTTATCTCTTTTCTTTCTGTTGTTCACTATCCCACCCCTCTATAAGCGATTGAACGTACTCACTAGGTTCTAATTGAATACCTAGCTGGTTACACTCATCTGTCAAACAATCTATAAGTCTTGCCATTTCTTTTGTGTTGTATACACTGCTGCCGTGGTAGCACATGATATTGTGATAGCCATTTAAGGTTTTACATTCACCTATATCTTCTGCAATCCAGCCTAATCCGTGGCCTTGCCATATTTGTATATAGCGGTCTACTGCATCGGCTCTAACAGGTACATATGAGAAATGTCCGCAATCTTTTATAGCTTTTCGGTATACATCCTCTTTTGATGTATAACCATTCTTGCTTAACTCATCAGCTATGCGTTGGCACAATATCCAAGCATAACTATTTGAGTTAAGACTACGGCTTTTAGATTTCTTTTTAATCTCTACTGTGTATTCTTTATCGGTAGAGATATTTGACAAATCATTGTCATGTGGTGCTGGTATTACTACCATTACACCGAGCGGCGAACGTAACAGTTCTATGTTATTTGTTGTCCACTTCATCGTTTAGCGTACCTTTGAGCATTAACCCAATTAAATGCTTGTTGGTAATGCTCTTGTGTCATGCTATCTGTTCCAGCTACTTTCAACGTATCTTTCAAGTAGTGTTTTAACTCATCTTCACTAATACCGCCTTGTGTGGCTCTAGCTTTTAGCGTTTGCCAGTTGTAAACAGTTTCTTGTGTTGGTTGTTGTGTATTTTCACCAAATGTATAGCGTACTTTTCCTTTACTATCTACAACAACCAATTTCACAATATTTCTGTTTTCGTCATATGCAATGTCTTTTACTTTGAATTTAGCGTTTGATTTAGGTTTACCATCTCGGCCCTCGTACCATTCGCCATCTTGTAATGTTATATATACAAATGGTGCGGTGTATAGTTCCCTACCAATACCCCAATTAAAACCTGCTCTTTTAAAGCTATCAGATGCTTGTCCTTTTTCTTTCTCTGTGTTACTTTCTGTGCCTACATCACTTTTAGTAACCCATTGCTCTTTTGTTTCATCCCAAATTGAAATCGTACAATACAAATTACCATCGATAACAGAATGTCCACGTTGCCAATTCATAGCACCTACAGTTTCATCAAGGATATTCATATCAACACGTGCATCTTTGTATAAAAGAATTGTTGCTCCAATCGCTTTTGTTTTGTTTTGCCCTATAGATTGTATTCTGCAATCTATCTCGCTTGCTTTTAATGCTCTAAACTTCATCATCCACCTAACCAATCTGTAAATTAAGATGCTTTTCAATTCTTGCACCTGCTACTTCTTGTTCTGCTTTAATTGCTTTCTTGATTGCTACTTTATCTGCAGCAATTGTTACTTTTCTAAACTCATCAGGCAATGCATCCAAGTTGTCAATTTCTACTGTTTCACTTTCTTTGTAGTAACATTTGAATTGTCCAACTTTCTTTTCTGTTAGTTGGTTTTCTTTCATGACATGATCGATATTATTCTTTAATCGTTCAGTCATGTTTTCCAATGTTTTTGCTTTTGCCTGCATCCGTTTTGCTTCATCTTTGAACGCTTGAATATCGCCTTTGATGTTGCGGATAAACATTGCAGTATTTTTGATTTTTTCATCAATGCTGCAATCTAGCATATCCAAAGTATTTTGGATGGCTTCCATATCCTCAGCTGTTTCCGCTACTTCAAGCATCGCTTGTAATTCTTTATAATCTTTACTCAATTCGTATAAACTTGGCATTCATTTTCTCCTTGTGTTAAAATACAAGTAGAGATATAAGACATACTCTCTACTAGCACGCTTGCTTTCCTACGGCCTAGCGTGCTTTTTTTATTTCTCTCATCCAAAAGTTGCTCAATATCAGTAGTGAAAAACTGAGTGCAATTTGAAGGAATGCGGTATAGAAATCAATTCTATCGATTTCTACGGAACCTACTGTTCCGATTACCGCTAAAAACGCTACGGCTCTTATCAACCAAATTAATTTCATAATTCTTCTCCTATCACTGTTAAAATGAGTTATAACAAAAGCCATATACTCTATCATGCGAACCAACTTTTCCGTAATGTCTACGGAGTACATCAGAAGTGTTCTCTTCTTCCATGCGTTGTCCATCCGCACAATGACATTCCCAGCCATACGGTGTGATTTCATCGAATATGCTTTCTACATATTCGTAGTGATCTTCACGAATTTTTGCACCAGCACAAGCAATGGCTTCCAAAAATTTGTTATTAATGAAAATTTTCATAATTCCTCTCCTACTATCACTAGCATTTGGCCAGTGATTTTTTTTATTTCACTTTTTAAACGATTGTTTTCCTGTTGTAGTTTTTCTACCTCTACTTTCATTTTCCGAAATGCTATCGGTGTATACTCATCATCAATACCTACAAGGCTTTCAACTTCCTTTTTGCTGAACCTAACTCCAGCTACTCCTTTTAATTGATGAAGTGTGCCTTTATCTCTCATGTTGTATACGCTTGTTTCGGTGCATTTCAGAAGTTTTGCCACTTCTGATACTGTATATACTAGGCTTTCCATCGCATTTCGTTCCTTGCGTGTAAATCAGCCGTTCTAGCTAGCTTTACCCAAGATAGAATAACTTTTTTATTCCATCTGGATTGATTTCTTGACGGCCATTTTTTCTTGATGAGTTTTCGCCAGTATTGGCCATACTCATCATTTCTGCCAGCCCATCCAAATCTTGTTGATGTTTGACCATATCTTTTGTTGGCCAGCTTCAAGTCTTTTTGATTTTGTACTAGCATCCAATCACCTCTATAAGTGAATTTGATTCACTATTTTATTTAAAAAAAATATCCTTTGTTTCTTTGCTAGTAAGTTTTAACATTTCTACCAATTTTTTAATTTCTGATGCTTTAAATTCTGTATCGCCCCTTAACTTCTTGTACAATCCCTCTCTAGTAAGGTTTAGTTCACTTGCAACATAGGATAACTTATACCCTTTGTCATCAATAACTTGTTTTAATGTATTCATTCTACACCCCCTTTTCTTTTGATTTGTTGTGTGAATTTAATTCACACCCATAATATAACATCGGTGTGAATATGTGTCAACACTTTTTTATAAAAAAGTTGATTTTTTTTCACGGTAATATTATATTAAAGATAGATAGTAGTATATATAACGAGGTGATAATATGACACTTTACGAAAATATAAAAGCGTTAAGGGAATCTTTAAAAATGTCTCAAGACGAATTAGCGGCTAAAGTCGGTTATAAAGACAGAACCAGTATTGCCAAAATAGAAAGTGGAAAAGTCGATTTATCGCAATCAAAAATATTTGCATTCGCTAAGGCTTTGAATGTATCACCAGAAGAATTAATGGGCTTAAAATATTATGATGATCCTCATGTTTCAGAATACGCTGAAATGGTTAGACAAAATCCAGATTTACGTTTACTATTTGATGCAAGCAAAGATATGTCGAAAGATGATATCGATTTTGTCATTCATGCAATCAACGTATTAAAAAAGAAAGGATTGTGAAAATGCTTACGTTTATTATTGCAGGATTAATGATTTTACTTATTGCGTATACATTCTATCGTGAATACATCAGAAAACAAGACAAGCCTAAACCAACAAAACTAGAAATACTACAAACAAGTAACATTTTGTCAGATTTGGTTTATATAAAAGATTTAATCATTAAAAACCTTTACGATGCAGGTACTTTAGACTATATAAACGATAAGCGCGAATTAACTAGAAAAGATTTTTATCATTTTTATATGTTTGATTTATGTGGTAGAGATCATAACAAATTTAATAAGTTACATAGCCATGTAACAAATATAAGTGAAGATTTTTATGCAACCTTAGTGGAAAAATCAACATTGTTAACAAATGAAGAAAAAGATTTAGTATCAAAAAAAATTATTGCAAACAACATAAATACAGATTTAATATTCGTAGTATATTTAGAATTATTTCACGATAAAGATTTAGCTGTAAAATATTTTTACATAAATATTCTAGACAACTACAAACAATTTATTGATGTGTAAAAAATTCCATGTTGAATAATATACAATAACCCTACAAAGGGGATGATAGTATGAACATCAATTTGATTTACATAAAATTACGGAAAACACAAACTGCAGTATTAAAACTAAATGATGATGGAACATATACAATCCTAGTTAATAGCAATAAGCCACGAGATATACAAAGGCAAGGAATACTACACGAATTAGGTCATATCATACATGATGATATGTACAGTCAGGCACACATTGATTTAATAGAGCGTATGGCTCATGCAAGGCAATTTGACGATGTAGATGGTATTAACTTTTATACGCACATCATATGAGGTGAATTATGCAATATAATATGACGGTTCGTAAAAAAGATGGCAATTACCAAATAATTGTCAGTTATAAAAACGGAATAAAATGGAAGCAAAAATCAAAACAGGGTTTCGCCACACAAAGAGATGCTAAACTTTATGGGCAGCAAATAGTCGATAACCTAAAAAAGACTATCACCAGTCCACTTGATGATAGTCTAAAAGATATAACTCTTATTGAGTTTTACAGAATATATACAGATGAAAACAAAGCAAATGTATACTCTACGTTCAAAGCATATGACAATGCATTTCAGAAATTCAATAAACTATTTAATATGAAAGTCAAAGACATATCTGAAATACACATTAGAAAAGTAATTAATGATTTACCACAATCAATAGCTAGTAAGAATATGTGCATCACGATAATAACAAAGGTATTCGCTTATGCGGTATCGCCATATAGGATTATTAATAGTAGTCCTTGCAAAAATATTAAGCGACTACACAAGCCACAAAAGGCTAAAATCAACGCTATAAATGAAGATGATGTAACACACCTATTAACGTCGCTAAAAGGCCACAATTACAAATACTATATCGTGTGTTCCATTGCTGCTTATGCTGGTATGCGGTACGGCGAAATCTTAGGTCTTACATGGGATGATATAGATTTTGACAGTGCAATTATTGATGTGAATAAACAATTCGCATATAGTGGTGAAAGTACGTATGCGATCCGTAACCTAAAAACTAAAAACAGTTACAGAAAAATACCTATACCACCAATACTAATTGAAATACTTCTTGAATATAAAAACACCACCAGCGGATTATATCTATTCAACAATCCAACTGGCGGTACTGGTGCGGTATCGGTAATGATTAAACGCTACTTACCGAACACATCAATCCATGATTTAAGACATACCTATGCTACAAGGTTATTAGCGAATGGTGTTGATATTAAAACAGTAGCATCCTTATTAGGTGATACTGTTGATACAGTCATTAATACGTACATTCACTATACCGATGAAATGAGATTAAAGGCACATGATAGTGTGTCTAAAATTTTCGGCTAGAATTTTTGACGAATTTATTGACGATTACTAAATAAACCTTGTATTTACTGGTATTTTTAAACGATAAAACATATCAATATATTATACTCCAATTTACTGTGAATTATCAATTATTTCACAATCATTGTTATACTTGCAATTAATCTTAGTTGCGGTAAACATTACTTCTCATATTTTACCACATTTTACAATTAGAATTTGACGAATATTTGACGAAATAAAAAAAGAGGGTAGCAATTAAGCTACCCTCAATTTGTTTATTTATCTAGTTCTACTAATCTTTGTAGCTTGCCATTCACAAACCACATTTCACACGTTACGTTATCGCCATCTTTTAGAGTGGCCATATATAACCCCTCTTTGTTTGGTTGAATATCTTCTGCGAATTGATGTGTTTTTCCGTTAAATGTAAATACTTGTGCCATTGTGTTATTCCTTTCAGTTATAAAGTAATACTTTCCAACTGTCAATTAACAGTTGATTGTTGCAATCCGTGCAACTCGGAGATAGTTAGATCACCATTCCTTTACTGTGTAAAGTGCGCTAGCGCCCTCTAAATGTTGTCCATTGAAATGTGTTAACACTTCAAACTTACCTGCTTGATAACCTATAGTTTCATAGGCTTTATTATCTATCAAGGTAACACCAGTTTTTATCTTATGTACTTTGTTTAGATTGATTTTGTACACATCGACTTTCTGCTCGTCTATGTTAGCAACTACTGCGGTTCTATCAGATTTTTCTGTAACGACTTTAGGTACATTATGGTTGCTATGTGCAATATCCTGTTTCACCTGTTCTGCTGCAACTTCAACTGTCGGTGCTTTCGTGTAATATGTCGCTATCGGTTGAGTTCTTTCCTTTTTAGAAATAACTTCCTGTGCTTCCTTTTCCGTAATATGAATTGCTTTTGACAATTCTGTAGGTGATTTAGCCTGTTCCTGTGTAATGACTACAGGCTTTTCTAACTGCTTATGTTTGTAATGATATATTACTACACCTACAATAGCGATAAAAACGCATAGGGCAATCGCTATGGCTATTTTGTAGTGTTCCTTGATAGTTTGTACCAACTTACTAATTAACATGGCTTACACCTCGTTTAATTCATTTTGTAGCATTTCCAACGCTCTAAACTTTTCATCGGCGAAACGTTCATTTAAGTTATCACGTAATGCACTATTATTCCATTCTGTACTCATACATACATCATAGATACAAGCGATGATGTCGTAATCAAAGCGTTTATCATCTACGTAGGATAGGTTAGGCAATTCTAAATTCAAGGCCTTTTCCATTAACTTCAATGCATCGTTGAACATATCGATGATATTACCTACGCCATATTGTACTGTTCTACTCCATATCACATCTTTCAATGTGTCGGAGTGTTTATCTACATGGAATAGGTTGTCTTGTAACAATTTACACGCTACATCATAGTATTTAGCCTTGATGTAGTCATGTTGCATTTGTGCAAATCCTTGTCTATCAATAGCACCGAGTTCTTTCCATTGGTCGATAAATTCATCACTATTGATTTCTCCACTATCAACCAATGCTCTTGCGTAGTCTGTATAAAATCCGCCTTGCCGTAATCCCCAACCTAGAAATTCATCAACGCTACCGCAATTACTAGCTAATTGATATGTGCCATAGGAAATACCGCCTGCATCATTAACCCCACTTGATACACAAGCAGGGTCTCCATTACTTTCATATACCGCACTTAATCTGCCTAATTCCATTTTTGTTGCTCCTTTCTATTACTTTCACGTCCGCCTAGGTATCCAACCAAGCCTGACGATATGCTCATCGCCAACTCGTTGTAACCATATAGGATAGCCATTATATTTACAGTTCCTAATATGATGATTGTTAGTACTTCTCGTATACTTATTTTTTCAATCATTTAATCGCTTCCTTTACCGATTTAACGAAATCAATCACTTGTTTAAATAGCCCTATTGCACGTTTAAACCACCTCGTCTCTACTAATTCGAGTTCTATCATGTTCTCTACACACGATGCCAATTCGATAAATATAGGTATCAAATACAACAATGTGCATAGGAATACATCTACACGGCCCAATACAGGTACTACTACATCAGGCAATGTTAATAGAATAAACGCTAACAAAAAAAGCCACGGATAGGATTTGACTAATTTCTTAGTCATATCCGCTCGTAGCTTGCCACTTACTAAAAATCGTTTAGGTTTTCCGTTGATTTCTACTACCGCCCAACCTCTCCATAATATAGCTAGTATAGTATTCTTGATTGTTACTTCTCTCTTTGTTGCTAGGTTGTAATTCCTTGCTTCAACTAGCACTCGTAAAACTGTGTCTATAAACACAAGAATAACTGTTGTGAATATAGCCAATGATATGCGTACCGCTTCACTCACGTTAAACACCTCGTTAAATATTGGAATAAAGATTTCTATCATACTAATCCCCCTTGTAAATATCAATCAGTCAGCACGCATTATTCTTATCTCGCTTTTTCTGGAAGTACATTCTTTTTGTGGCAATACATATCCATTTGTATTCATTACACTTGCTTTAAACATATATGTTGAACCATCTTTACCATACAAATTAACGATTACTCGAAAAATACCACGTTCTGTAATTCTAAACTTACCGCCAAATGCCTCTGGGATAATAAATGTACCAATAGGAAGATAAACATTAAATATATAATCTTTATTAAAATTGTTAATTTCAAATTGTTGCTCATTAAATAAAATCGGATCTTTTTGCACATAGAATTTCTGATTGTTTTTTCTAACGATTAACTTAGTAGCTTTATTCCCTAATCGTGCATACTGCTTTTTGTTTCCGTTAGATATAGTTAGATAATCATTACCGCCAATATCTCGTGCATCATCGGTCAATCCAAACTCCTCGGATTGACCTTTTATTTTAACTACCAACTTAGCCATCTATGTATACCTCGTTTGTTCCTGTCGCACTCCATAATTGCAATCGGCTATTCAATGATGTTTGTACTCTTCCCCAAGTACCCCATTTATCAGCCATGAAAGTACGATGATAGGTTTCACCATTTAATGTGTGTAATGTATGGTCGATTAGCTTGCCATCTCCAAAGTTAAATACAATCAGCATGCCTTGCTTATGCGAACGTGGTGGATTATTAGCACCACCATCAAAATTGACCTCATAGCACCCCTGTGCTGTGAGTGTATTCCAATCTGTTGCGGTATCTAATTTAGAATAAGGAAAACCAAATGAACCTGCATCACCTTTTTTAACAAACACTTCATCTGCTTTAGTCTTACTATAAATAGCCGTGTCATAATGTTTAGTAGTTAATACTGTGCTACTATCTGTGCCGTCATAGTGTTTTAAGGTAGTACCAGTTAAATATACAGGTACGCTAGGGTCTCCCAATTCCACCGCATCAGATGTAGATACTTTACCAATACGCACACCATGTCCATCGGTTTTCTTGCCCTCTAACAATGTATTGTTATTAAGCACGATAGAACCGCTTACATTACCGCCTGTGAGTTTTAAATAATCTAGGCTTGCCAATCGAGCCGTATTGATTGAATTTTGATAATCTCGGTTTGGATTGCCTACGTAAATATCTACTTGATGCCGTTTACTAGGTTTTTCTGTTAGCACCGCAAAATAGAATTTACCATTACAGTATGCTATATCTTCAATCTCAGTAGTTCTATTGATTTCGATAATCTGTTTAACTGTGCCGAATGGTGTACATTCAACCAAACTACCGAGCGTTGCACTCATGATGCATCCGTTAAGCATCAATGCACCATTGTTGTTAAAGTCATCGTATTGGTAGTCAATTTGATATGTTTTCATTTTCTTGAAATCATCATTGTACAAGTTGACTTCACGTAATCGTTGTTGACCGCTAATTGGTACGATACTCACATAAGTTCGTGTGATAGGATCATATCCAATATTAAATACACGTTCATTCAATGTGATAGTCTTTTCAAATGTCATAGTATCCGCATTAAATACAGATAAGTTATTTCCATTCTTCAAGCCGTTAGCAAGATAAATTTTATTCGTGTATGTGTTGTAGCACATGGTGTTACAGTGGCCCATTCGTTCTTGGTCACTAAACTTATACGTACCTACAATCTCAAATGTATCTGGATTGAGTTCATATATATTTTGCTTTGTGCCATCGCTATTAATACAAGCTAGTACAAATACATTCTTTTTATCGTTGTAGGTAAAGCCTTGACATTGGTTGACCTCATCGCCGTATTGAATGTTTTTAACAAAGGCGATGTTGGATGCACCTTTCAACATTGGTGTTTCAGTAGGATAGAATGGCTTGATATTGTTGTATGTACCCATATCCATAACACTATCAACTGTATCAAATGAAACATGTTCATTTACTTTGTAGATGCCATTAGGAATTAACAGTATCTTATTTTTAAGATTATCATTAGCACGTTTAAACGCTGCCGTATCATCTGCTACACCATCGCCAACCGCTCCAAAGTCTTTAACAGATACGATGCCGTATAGGCTGTCTTTAGGAATAAACTTTGTATCTGCTTCGGTCTTGGTAATCAAACCACCACCATTAGGCAAGGCGATTTGTTCCGCTTTACTTGCTGCGACTTCTGCACGTTTCGCCGCATCAGATGCCTTAATAGCGTTACTTGCAATCGATGTTTGTTTATTATCGATGTCAGTTTTTAACGTGCGTGCTTGGCTTACCAACTCGTTAATATCACGCTTATCAACTGTGGTTTGTCCTGCATATGCTTTCGCATCTGCCACCAATTTTTCTGCTTTCGTTACATTAGCACTAGATGTATCAAGTGCCGTATTGCTAGTTGCTAGTTTATCATCAACTGTACGGCTTAATTCTGTGATTTCACCGCCTAATGTTTTAATCATTTCTGCATTAGCGTTAATAGTATCACTTTCGGCTTTGATTTTTTCATATGCATCAATAGCATCATTTGCTGCCTTTGTCGATGTATCTACAATCTTACGTGCAACTGTAGTTGCATCCTCATCGCTACCCACACGGATTAATAAGGCTCTATTCATTTTCTCCTGCATTTCTTGCAAAATTAATGTTACCTTATCTGTCATGTGTTCAATATTTTGGAAAGGGTACTCATCTGGCAAATCTGTGTCTTGAGTGATTGGTGTTCTACGTTCAAGAATAATCTTGTGCGTATTATCTAATGGATCACCATCAGCAGGATACGTTAAAGTTTTGTTTTCTTTGTCATAATCGATATTGCCTGTTTGTACGCTTTCTGTGCCGTCTGCATCCACCATGATTAAGGCTATATCTTCAATCATGTAAAAGTCATACGGCCATATCCATTTTTTGTTAACTCCATCACATTGATAAACTACACTAGGTTTATTGACCTCTGGTATCATATTTGTTCCCCTTTCTAATTAAATAGGACTACCCATAATTGAGTAGTCCTTATTTATTAATGTTTATCTTTTTTAGATTTTTTATCTTTCAATCGTCTATCAAACATGATAGCCATAATGACATCTTCTAGTTTTGCATCCGTGTCCGTTAGTGCAAATTTAGCTAATGTCCATAGTCCATCTGTTACAGTATCACTGAACCCTGTAATTCGGTTAGATACTTGTGATAGGCTTCTACCTACATCCATAGCACCTTTATTAGGCGATACAATTGCACTGCCTACATCATATAGTTTTTCAACGATTGATGCGGCCATTACTGTATTCCCTTTATTAAATACCTTTTCACCTAGAATGTATTTCATAGCCATGTTGGAAATATCACGCACAATAGGTACACCCATAGTAGCTTGTGATACTAATTCTTCCCCAAAGGATTTTGCCAAATCTTCAGGGCTATCATCATCTCCATTTGTCATGGCTTTGTATACCATCATGCCTAGTGCTTGTGCGGTCAAAGTCCACCATAGCATACGCACGAATTGTCCATAGTTGCCTTGGTCTTTCCGTGCATAGTTACCCTCAGCAATGATATTGTACAAAGTGTTAGCGTAGGAATAGAACGGTACAAATAGTTGAGTGAGTGCATTTCTTGAACGTTGGATGCCTGCACTGTCTTTTGTATCACCGCTACCGAATATATCTCGTACCGCTCTATCGCCAGCACTAATAGCTTCCTGTTCTACAAATTCTGCCGTTACTCCCTCAACACTTTGTAACTCTAGTACTTTCTTATCGTATGCAAATTTCCATATAGGAATAGACAAGGCAAAATCAGTTTCTGTTAACAGTCTAAATCCCATTTGGTTAATATCATCACGAATATTAGCTAATTGTTCAGCCTTATAACCACCAATATTTGTATCACCTATGCGTAAGCCTTTACCCTCAATGGATAGCCCTTGTTTCAAATCCTTATCCATGGTTTGAACACGTTCCCTCATGAATATAGATTGAGATAATACAAAATCACGTGTTGCATTGTACTTAGTTGTACCTACACCATAGAACCCTATGCCAGCATCGCTAATTGCTTTGAGTGTATTTCCTACACCAATACGATACATGGCAACAGGAATGTTCAACGCATTTTGTAAAGCTACTGATACACGGCCAGCCATAACTGCGGTAGAGGTATTTTTCTTGAGTGTCATAACCAATCTACCCCAAGCATCAAGTTTCGCCGCTTCATCTTTCCAGTTATCCCTAACCCATGTACGCAAGAATTGGTAGGTTTCCATTCCGAATTTATCAACAATGTACTCTTGAAATCTGCTATTGCCTACTAGCTTATTCACATCCGTTACCGCTTTACGCATGGTTACGTGGTTGATAGCTTCCGTGATAGCGTTAGGGATTACATCAAAATCAAGCATTAAGGATTTACCCTTAACTACATCCAATCGTGATTTAGTAGCGCCCATACCTGTACCAAAGATTGCATTACTAGCAATCATTGTCTTGGCTATATCCTCTGTTTGGAAATCGGATACTTTAGCACTTACTTTAGGGTTGTACACAATAGGGAAATATTGCCCTTGAATTTCTCTACCGCCAATTGTGAATGTAATCCCTTTTTCTTTATTCAAAGGATTACCATACAATTCTTCTTGTACCTTACTACGCTCTTCATAGAATGAATTGATATGTTCCCATGTACGGATTACAAATTCCCAGTCTTTATCGGTCATGTATTCTTGGAACGCTCTCTCCATTTCTACTTCATTACTTTGAATAGTTTCTAATGCGCGTTGTCTATTCTTTTCTGTACCCCAGTTTAAAGCAAGCATGATAATTTGCTCTTTGGTAACGTTGCGTAATTCGCCTACGCTATAAAGATGATCATTACGAACATCAAATAGTTGTTTCTTGGAATATACCGCTTTTACATCTCTGGCCAATCTATACATAGATTTTTCTTTGTACTCGTTAAATTTCTGAGTAGCTTTATTAATTGGCTCGTAAATATATCTAACTGCAGGGCCATTCTTTCCACCATCCAATCTACGCAAGAATGTTTCGGCTTTCAATAATGATAAGTTAAAGTTATTCAATGTGTTAGACAATGCATCTGCACGGCTACGGTTGTTTAACTCATTGAATACATTCCCATTATCTCTACCAAATGTTTCGGATGCTTTATCAATGATTTGGAATATAGCTTCATCAAATGTAACGTTATTACCCTTTTCATCAATTAGCGTGCTTCCCTCATATTGAGTTCTACCGCTTTTGTACATACCTGTCATGAGTTCCTCTAACTGTTCGAGTTCGCTCATTTTTAGCGTGCTAAACATTCTAGGTGATTTAGCATCGAACATTTCGTATATCCATGGTTCGAGTTGTACAGTCGCTTCTTTATCACCAATGATGTCAGCATCTGCATCTAATGCTTTAATCACTGCCATCATATCAAAACCATTAACAGGCTTTAAGCCATCGTACTTAGTCAATCCCATTTGATATGCCATGTGGGTATAGAAATAACGCATATTAGGTTCAATCATGATAGGATTTTGACTGCGTGTCATTCTGCCTAGTTGGTCTAATAGTTTAGTGCGTAGTTTCTTAATAGCTTTTGAATTTTCAAACGCTACTCTTGCTCTTGCTTGGTTTAGCATTTGAGATTGTTTAGCGTGTAACGCTTCATCTACTTTACCAGTTGCCAATGCACTATCTGCTTTCTTACCATCTCTAACGGCTTGATTTTGGTATTTCTTGTACTGGCTAGCTTGAGATAATGTCAAATCGCCTAACTCTCTTTTAGCACGTTCCATATATTTCGGAATAGTACCAAATCCACTATCACGAATTGCACGAACCGCATTAATACGCTCTTGCAACGCATCCCTTAGCTTTTCAATTCGCTCTTCATTAGATAATACTTTATTATCCATGCGTTCTTGCATGCGCTCTTGCAAGCGTTCTTTTTGCTCTAGCACTTTATCAAGTCTATTCGTGATCGCTGTTAAGCGTTTAGATAATTCGTTATTTTTATCTTTCAAATCAAGTTCACGTTCTCTAGCTTGTTCTTGTATTTGCTCCTGTTGTGCTTTTAGGTTATCGATTTCATCATTGGCTTTATCTAATTCTTTTGAAACACTTCCTAACTCTTTATCAACTTTGGCTTTATCTTTTCGCAATGCTTGTTCTGTTGTGAGTTCTTTTTCAATCGGTGCTAGTTCTGCATCTAGGTTTTCACTATTTACATCTAGTTTTTGCAATTTATCCAATAATACCCAGTTTTTAGCTAGTTCCTTATTGGTATGTGCCTTAATCAAGCGTGCTTCCTCTTGAGTAAGTTCCATTTGTCCTTGATTGGATAGTAACATTTCTTCGGCTATTTCTTGGTTAGATTTGCCTGCGTTTGGATCATTAACAAACTCATTTCTAGCGTTTTCCATTTCCTGTGCTACTGCTTCATCGTAAGTACTGCCAGCTTCCTCACGTTCCGCCTTTTCTAATCCCTCAATAGTTCTATATTGAGTATTTTCCAATGCACCATCACCCAATGCCATGTATCGTTGATGTTCTTTATAGATAGGATATTCTTCGATTAAACGCTTTTCGATTGCAACCTGCACATCGTCTTTCACTTCTTCCCATTCTTTAATAGGTCGATTGTCTAACTCTTTCATGTACTTACGCATTACACGTTCTTTAGCTTTTTCTTTAATGTCAGCAATATATCCTTGCACTCGTGCTTGTTCGCTTTCACTCAACTGTTGATACAATTTTGTATTTTCAAATTGCTCTAATGCTTGCTCGTGTGCGTAGTTTTCAATATCATCTTGCGTAGCTATCATGCGTGCCATTATATCCTTAATGTCAGATGGTACTTCGCCACCTAAACGTTGCACACTACGATAAATACGAGTTAACCATTTAGAGAATTGACGGAATACACGTTGTAGTCCTTTTGTTGGTGCTTCGCCACTTCGCAAGTAGCTTTCCCAGCCTCTTGCGAATTTCTCGTGTGCTTTGGTGTTGTCTACGTTTTCTCCATCAACCCAACCGCTCCACTCTTTGAGCGTGTTCCAATCATCAAGTAATTGTTTAGGTGCATTGTCCATAGATGCTAGTTTTTGAATATCATCAAAGAATACATGGCCCATTTCGTGTAAGAATGTACTCCTATCTGCAGTTTTAAAAATGCTGATAATGCGTTCACCATCGCTCATGATTTCGGTCATGCCATTAACGGATTGATTGTACTTTTCGATAACTTTAATTGCCTTGTCATCAAACACTACATAGCATCTACCATCCGTATATCCATCATATGTAATGCCATTAACACCAATAGAATTTAAAAATTCAGATGCACCTTTATCTCCGCCAAACGCTTTTGATAATGCAAGATAAACATCCCGTCCAGTATATGGTGCTTTGGTGAATGTATCACCTATATTTTCCAAAATCTTATCTTGTCTTATTTTTTCTTTAGCCCATTCAGCTTCTTTTTCTTTTTCTAGTATTGATAGTTTTTCATTCATTTCACCAAATAGCTTTTTAGCCATTTCTAAAGTGCTATCTGCTTTTAACTCGTCAAAGTTATATCCGTATTCTGCGGCCGTTTCTCTAGCAATTTTTTCTTTTATTTTATGTACATTATTCAGTAACGCATCAGCTAAATATTCTTGTCCACGCTTTATATCTTGTATTTTACCTAATATTTTTTCATATTCTCTATTGGTAGTATATGACTGATGCTCTTTATAGTATTCTAACAATGCCTTTCGTTTATCAACATCTAAACCGTTAGTAGCTAGTACTATTTTATCGATAACATCTTTATTTTGCTCTTTGAAATATTTATCTTCATCAAGCATTGTTTTTTGATCTGGGATTTCAACCTTGAATAATTTGGAATCTGTAGTTCCTAATCGTTTAGCCAATTCCTTTTGATAATTCCTAGATACTGATTTTTTCTTAGCAAAATACAAGCCCCAACCATGTGCTTGATTGCCCTCACCAGTACCAATAGCACCTAAATCAAATTCATCAAAGTCATGTGGTGAACCATGCCATGCGGATTGATAGTACTGATAATTATGTTGTTCGCGTAGCTTGTCTAAATCTTTTTCGTTTGGTATACTATTAATAAATGAACGACTTAGTTTAATCCCCCCAAGCCATGGTGGCTGGTTTTTTGGATTATTACTAAGTCGTTCTTTGTTTATATATATTAAATCCCCACCCAATAACAAATCATAATACGCTATATTGGTATTTCTAGCATAATAAGATTGTACAACATGATAATCACCTCTATCATTGTATTTGTTCAATAATATTGGCGTCATTATAGGCTTTCCGTTTAAACCAATTACTTCAGTTATAATGATAATTTTTCGGCCATTATCTGCACTAAATATTGCAGATGGATTTGCAATGGTATTAGGTAACTGTTTCAACATATCAATGGAAACTGTATCATTATGTCCAGATAAAATTCTTTTACCATTAGAATCAAATACAGGTGCACGCAATATTTTATGCAAAACACCGCCTGTAATTTTGATTCTTTTTAAGTCAAGATTAATTAAGTCAAAAACTAATGGTGAATCCATTATATCTATTGTTTTTTTACTTCCTATATTATTAGCATTATCTACATTGTTAGCCCAATCACTTAATACTTTATCAAGTTTGCTTTCCCATACTGCTTTTGTATTTTGATTATACCCTGCTTGGTTTTCTAATTTAGCATTCATGTTGATACGCACGCTATCACGGAAATAATCCATAGCGGTATAACCACCACGGCCCATTTGTCGCATATATTGGGCCATTACATCAGCATGTTGTGCCATTAACAACGCATTAGCTTTTGCAGTTTCACGTTGTTTCCTGTCGGTACTTTCACCAATTGCTTTAACTACTTTGTTGTACACTTCATAGCCACTCTTGGATAATTGCATTCGTAACGCTATATCGTTATCTGCTAATGTAAAAATCTTATCGTGCAATCGTTCAAGGCTTTCAATTTGTTGTAGCGTATGTTCCATATCAGCATGATGGATATTGCTTTGGTTAAGTGCTTCCGTATTATCAGCAAATGCAGTTTGTGCTTTCGCTACGCTTGAATGAAATGCTGCACGTCTACGTTCTGCATTCGTGCGTGGTGCTTTACCGCCATTATTAGACTTGTAATCAGTTAGCCATTGTGGCTCTACACCACTTGCCGTAGCTTCCTTGATATCATTATCCATATTGTCAAAGTCGCTTGCGTAGTTTTCACGATACTCTTGCACTAGGTTTTTGTACAGGTTGTTGTATGCTTGCTTAACTTGTGTAGGATTAGCGAATACTTGGTCTAGTACTTCACGATCAATATCGCTTGCATCTTCAAATTCATCACGGATAATGCTTTCTTTAACTTGTTCAGCTTTCTTTTCTGTTGCATCAACTAGGTTATTATTAAAGGCTTCCACTTCCGCTTTTGCACGTTCAAGGGTTTTCATAGACATACCGCCACGAGTAAAGTATGTGCTTTCTTCTAGTGCCTTTACAGTTTCTTCCGTCAAGCCACCGCTTAATTGTGCATACTTCCCAATTGGTACAGGAATGTCTGCATCAGCTTCGATGCTCTTTGATACTTCCTCTTGCGTTACCAAACCACTATCAATCATATTCTTAATGGCTTGTTGGCCCTCTTCTGTTTCTGCCATTTCATTGACATTTACATATGCAGTAGATACACCTACATTATCGCCCTGTGCTTGTACGATTTTTCCGTATAACTCAGGGTTTTCTTTTGCCATTTTGTTTGACGATGCATCTTGCTTCAACGCTTGCATGATAGCAGTACCATTTCTATTTTGTTCGGACATCACGGCTTGTTGTTGTTCTTCAGGTGTTAGCTTTTGAAATTCATGAAATGCTTTCATGGTGTGAATACCACTAACACCGCCACCAATTGCACCCAAACCAATAACGGCTGGTAGTGCTTGTAGCATTGCACCGCCTGCACCTACTGCCATATCACCTATGGAATATACTCCCTCAGGGTCATTAGCATTGCGGTAAAGGTTATGTTGGAATTTTTCGTTAATGTCTTGCAAGCCCTCTTCAACTAATTCAGAACCGCCAGCTTTAACATTAGCTTTCATCATTTGTGCAATTGTTGTACCAATACCACGGCTAAATGTTTGTGCTGTATCGCTTGTAGCATTTTGTATAGCTTTAGCCATGGTAGATTTAGGTGCAACAGATGATAAGGCTTTACCAAACACTTTAAATGATGCAAATTCTATACCTGCATCAACTGCAGCAAATGACATTGCATATTTTCTAGCTTCATCATCTGTATATACTCTGTTACCTTGTGCATCTCGTTTATTGATGAGTTCAATGTATTTTGTACCAAATGACATTTGGTACATCTGCTCACCCATACCGACTTGAACACCTGTGCTTAAACCAGTTAATGCGCCCGGAATAGCACCCTCACCACCAGCCAATGCTGTAGCTACTGCACCTGTTGCAGCACCTAGTGCCATCCCCTCAGCCGCACGATTAGACCCCATAATAGCTTGCGCCGCCATCATATAACCTTGACTAGCAGTAGCGCCTACTACTTGTTGTAACACATCTGTTCCATCTGTTTGCCTGTATTGCTTTAAGTTCGATTGTAAGCGCTCCATCTCTTTTGTTAAATCTTCGATTTCAGATTTATCAGTAGTTTGAGATAGCTTCCAACCAACTTGCCCTAATTTAATCTGATCATTCATCGACCAAATACCTTGTTGCACCGCATCAAATACACCTCGTGTATTATTAATTGCTTCAAGGTTTTGCAACGTAGTAATAGCTTCTGCTGAGTTTTTATAATTAACCTTTTCAAGTTCCGGATACATTTCACGCACTTCTTGAATAGTTCTACCACGTTCAATTTGTGCTGCAGCTGCTTCTGCTCGTCTGATGCCCTCTTGTCCACTAGCCATGATAAGGTCAGCACTAATACCTAGTTTTTCACCACTATCAATTGCTGATTGCGCCCAGTCTGCTTTATTCCACAAATAGATTTGCTCCGCACGATGCATTGCCGGTTGTAATATTTCACTAGCTTTATTTACAAAGTTTTCGCTTTGTTGTGGTGTAACATCGGTTTGCGCCAATGCGTTCATTGCATCCGTATCGACTGTTGCCGTGCTAGGGTCTTTTGTTACCCATGCACCTACACTATTTGCCGCACTACTGATAGCTTTACCATATGAATTATCTGTTGTTTCTTGTTGTACTGCGCCATCAAACGTAGTATGCGCCTTTGATTTTATCGCAAATGTTCCGTTTGTCGCTTGTTCCGGTGTAATTATATAATCACTCATTATTGTCCTAACCTTTCAGCTAATTCTTCCGGTGTTATCGTGTGTTCTTGACCGCTACTATCTTTATATACATAATACGGCTCACCATCATCACCAGTAGTATTGTATAAGCCGTACATACCATTAGCTGCTAATTGTGCGTTGGTATATGTAACGGCTGCACCTTTACCACCAAAGAAATTAGACATTCTACCTGCGCCCCAGAATTCACCTGTTTTAGTAGATGCTATGGCTTGTTGAGATACTGCATCGGCCCCCCATTCTGCCATTTGTGCAGGTGATGGGTCAGTGCCATATTTATTTCTGTATTCTTGTACTTTAGGATATACTGCGGTTGCCACACCTTGATACTCAACCCCATCAATCTTTCTGCCTGCTATACTTTCGATTGTGCTTTTCATACCTTTCATATTAGGTGCAAAATCTCCAGTACCATTAGCATATGATGCGTAATAATCATCAATTTGTTTCAATTGAACAGGTGTGAAATACACTCCCATTTCACCAAGAAAATTTGTTAATTCGCCTTGCGATTTGAATTGTCCATTAGCAATTGCAGCCTTAACACCAAGCACATTATTTTCTTTTGCTTTCATTGCGTTTTGTGCTGCTTTATTTACGCTCAACTGCATTCTATTTAGATTATCCTGTTCCGCTCTAGCGTATTCAGAATGTGTTGCTGCGTAGTCTTGTTTAACTTTTAGCACATCAGCTTCTGTACCACCATTAGCTACAACTGCTGCTACCTTTTCTGCAACTTCTGCACGTTGGTTTTCAACTGTTTGTGCTTCTTTTCTACGTAGGTTTTGAATACGTGTAGCTACATTACGTTGAATTAATTCTTTACGTTGTTGCGCTTGTGCGGCCGTTTCCTCTTGTGGTTGTCCGCCTTTAAACAGTCTAGCTTTAACCTCTTGCATATATTGTCTTACACTAGGTTCATCGCCATTGCCCTGTGGTGCATCCCATGAGTAATGGTTGCCATTCCCATCAATCGCATCCGGCGCGCCGTCTTTCCAACGTTGCCCATTTACAGGGCCAGCATACCATGCAACGAACGCACCCTCTACACCATATTTCTGTGCATATTCACCCAGTTTAAATGCAGCTACTTTCTTTTGTGCTTCTGGGTCTGACATATCAGCACCCGGTATACCTGCTTGTGCGCTCCATTCTGGCCAGTTATCCGGTAAGATTTGGAACAAACCATATGCGCCTGTACGTGCATTCACCGCACCAGCATCTCCACCGCTTTCTTGCCCCATAACCGCTGCCTTTAGGTTTTCAACTGTTGGCTCACCCATAGCACCTGCAACTTTACCAAACCCTTTATCAAAAAGCGCTTTAGTAACTTTATCAAGCAAGTTAGGATCATGAGGGTCAAATTGTCCGATTGCTTCATCAATTGCTGCATCATCAGATGTAGCCAATACAACGGATGCTTTCTTGACCTTTTGTCTGTATCCCATAATTTTATCTTCATCAATTAATCCGGATGATGCAGCTGCATTAATCATTTTATTTGCGCCATCTAAATCATCATCAGATATTTTCTTTTCAATCATGGTAACTGCGGTATTCTGTTGCACTTTTTTAACTTGTACATCTATTGTGTTTTCGTCATACCCTAGATTGGTTAACTGTGCTTTGATACTACCACTCAATTGTTGCATGGTTTGTTCAAATGCATCAGGACTACCATTTACAACACCATTGTTAGCGATACTTTGTACATTCAAGTCAAGCGCCTTTAATGCACTATCCTCGTACTGACCTCTAACATATTTATTGATATTGTTAATTGTATTTGTCTTATCAGTATCAACAATTTTGTTAAAAGCATTAATACTGTCTTTTAACTTGAAATTGTATTTATCAGCGATTTGTTTATTCAATTCCTGTACTTTGAGTTGATAATCAACAGGGATGCTTAATGCGTTTTCGCCTTTTCTATTCATAGCGCCGTTATCAGGGTTATACATCCAATCATTCATAGCAGCATTAAATTCGTTTGTAGCATTAACTACATCAGTCATTTCTTTTTGCTTTTGAATTTGTAACATTGTATTTCCCAAATCACCAACCGCTTTTGAAAGGTTACTTAGTCCTTGTTGGTCTACACCATATGCAGCAGCACTAGCAGTATTGGCAACATTACCATTAACTGTATTTAGTTTTTGTTCACCCTCATAACTGACTAGCTTCATCTGTATCTCCTAACTTTACGAACAGTTACAATAGATCCAGGCCCTACACCTTGTTGCAGTCTTAAATCATCGCCTTGTTTCAAACCTGTAATAGCATCATAATCTGTATCACCACCATATACAGTTTGATATTTAGATTTACCAACTTTACCATTGCCTGCGTATTGTTGTTTCAATCCGTACATGCTAGATGCACCACTCAAGATAGTACTAAGCATTTGCAATCGCCCTTGCGTTTTCGCATTAGATGCAGCTGCTCTTGCACTATTAGCTTCATTGCGATAATTAACTCCATTAAGATATTCATTGTAGATACTGTTATTCTTGTTGGTTTCCCAATTGTTAATATCCTTGTTGTATTCATCATAGCTACTAGCCATTAATTGTAATGGTGTACCACTCATGGATAACCCTGTAGCGCCTGCTTCTGCCGTATTCTGACCTGCAATCAACCGCATTTTATTGTCCATCTTATCTCGCTCTTGTAGTGCTTGATTGGCAATATCCTGTTGTTTCCTATCGGATATACGCGCATTAGCTTCCGCTGCTTGTGCTTGAGCGTTATACATTGCAGTTTGTGCTTTGGTTTGTTGGTGTTGCCCCCATAATTGAGTAACCAATTGACCTGCCATCAATGCAATAGGATTACACATTCGCATCCCCCTTTCTCAATGTAAATAGTTCCATTCCGTTATGTGTTATATCAGAATGAATAACCGCCCCTAATGATGTAAGCCATCGCTTCGAGCGGTTATTTTTCTTATGTATGAAATTGAATAAACATTCATGAGTGGATAACCACTCTTTTATGATTGCGTTACTTCTCTTTAGAAATTCTTTTTGTAATTTCAAATTGGTATCTAGCATCTTATTCCCTAAGAAATAAATACAGTACATTCCGTTAATTGGCTTTTTTGAAATACCATATACAGCTATTGGTATATTATTCTCAATTACAATGTGGTTTTCATAATCATCACTGCATATATCTCTCACAAAATCATTTTTTCCATAATTCGAAAAATTTTGGTTCGCTATATTGACCTCTAAGGTGTCTATGGCTCGTAAGTCGATGTATAAGTCATGAATTAATGAAGTGTGCCTTACAGGGCAAATATCAAAGTCCTGTAACATTTGGAAAACCACCACCTATTTCTATTTCTCTTGTTACGCTTAAAAGGTTAAATGGATAAGGTTTTTCGTGCAAAATACATACAGATGCATCGGTTGAGTATACTCCATCGAATTTTGGCAATATACATACCTTATCACCACTATATAATTTGAGTGGCGGTAGCGAAATGTCATCCATATGGTTGAAGTTTCTTCCGATTTTGCCACCGAATGAATTTAAGATGTTCATCGATAATCTGCTCATCGTTAATTGTCTACCTTGCAATGTGCCATCTTGTATTTGCATTTCAATACTTGGAATACGTAATCGTGTAGTGTAGTTAATACCAACGGCTACACTTTGTGCTTTACCATCGATATTAATAATTGCCGTAGGTGGTACTTCCTTAATTGGCCGTTCTCTACCATCAACCACAATTTGCACATCCTCACCAATCAGATGAGGTACTGTGATAGTGCTGATATTCTCTGTGCTAGTTTGTCGGATATAACAATCCATGTACACGTTGTTATTATCAGCGTTATACATTGGCTCAAATCGTTCAATACACATCACTGTACCGCTTTTAAAATCACGCTCAACGATAACATACAAACTGTCTTGTTCTCCCTCAGCTACACTCTCAGCGTATTTGTATTTGCCTTTAGTGGTGAAATGCGACCACGCATACACCTTTTGCTCAGGAATGTAAGTTAGACAATCGATATTGCCATCATCGGTAACGTAGTAAACGATACTATCTGGATCTTGTGCATATGCACTGGTAATAAAATTACGATACTTTGTCAGATGCTTAACAAATAGAGTTAGGTCAGCCCCTGTGTAGTTATCGCTTTCATACGAGTAACCTAAATCACGCACTACACACCCTCTAGCTTGCACATACACGCATCTATTCCCTATGTATTGTGGCTCACATTCAGATGCACCACGTTGTGTTTGTGTACGCAAATTGCAATTAGTTGGTGTGATAGTTTTGCTACCATCGATTATCCATTCGTTACCACTGGTTAAAATCAATAAGTCATTAGCAGGTATCAAATGTCTAATGTCATACATTTTGCGGTTAATAACAGGTAGCGTGATTGCACTATCATCTGTAATCGTACCGCCTACCTTTTCTACACCAAAGTTTGAATAATCACCTGTGCGACTAAACCATATGTAGTTAGGATATTGAGTACTAGATGCTAGGATAAATCTATCTTGATAAAACGTACATACACGAGGATAACCAAGGCCTTTGCCCCATTGTCCAAATCTGTATTTAGAGGTAGCTTCATTTTCTACAACGCTATTCAATACATTTACTTTAACGTGCTTGCTATCAACAAATTCTTTGATTTCAATTACACCATAGTTAGAATGTGGCAAGAATGATAGGTCTACATTAACACTGCCACCTTTTAAATCAGATACAACTTTTAACATTGCACTAGGCGATACCTTGCCTGTATCCGTTACATTGTAATCGTTGTTAGATGTGTACACTCGGTAATCTTTCCATGTAGTGCCATTGTCATTACTGATTTGAATTTTTACAGTGCCATTCCATGTGCCATGCGATGTGAATTTCCACGATAAATCCTCATCACTACTGAATTGTTCTACATCGTAATTGATGTTATTGTAATCTTCGCCGACTGGTCTGTTATATCCGCCGTGTCTTTCACGTGTAACATATTCAGTACGTTGTATTACTTCGCCAGTTTTGCTTGTAGTTACTGCTTTAACAAAATGTTCAATTTGCATGACTGAACCAACCATATCAGCATTGAATATATCCTTTGTGGCGGTTAAGGTATCGCCATTCAAGATTACAGTACTTTCTTTGTCTATATTGACTTCGCCGTATGGTTGCTCTGATAGCTTGTATGTATCAAATCGCCAGTCTGTATCACTATATCGTGATAGCGTTTTAACTGGATACTTACCACTACAAATAAACATTACATCACCACTTTGGATACAGTTCAATTTATCGACTACATCGCTTTCAAATGGTGTCTGTAGTTCAATACCTGTATAAATACCATTTCGCCATACTCGGATATATCGCTCACCAATTTCGAGCAAGAATGATTTATTCTTTTCTGCCGTAAATTCAAATAGCCGTGTAGACTTATCCTTGTTTTTAACTTGCCCTATATATTCCGAACCTTGCCGTCTAGCTACTGCGCCGTAAGGTCTAATGACTGCATTTTCTGCTAATAGCAACGCGCTTTTAAACTGATCTAAGTCAAACCGCCTAGATACATCAGGCGAAATCTCACCAGTTGTAAATGCAAGTTGTGATATATACATTGGTTTCATATTTACCAACTCCTTGCTTTTACATAGTTAGAAATATATGGCATATCTTGCCTACGTTCTTTAGCACTCAAACTCTTGGCCTCTTGCGTTGCTGCTTGATAGAGTTTATAGCACTGGTCGAACAAACCACTATTACCAGTTAATGGCATGGCTAGTTCTGCCCCCATTTTAGATTTCAAGGCCTGTACAAATACAGGACTGAATACATCTATATCTTGCACATCGTACACGTAATCGATGTACGCAAGCGGTACATCACTCACGATATATTTTGTGTTGTTGTCAAAGGTAAATACATCGTATTCCTTTTGGCTTTCTGCTCTAAATCGTTCCCCTTTAGGAATAACCCCAAGGATACGGATGCACTTTTCAGGATACGCATAAACAAATTCATAGCCAGCTAGTTTATGCTCAGATAGTACGCACTCTTCACGCTTACGTGCAAAATTCCATTCATATTGAGATAGTAGCATTTTGCGTGTTGCATCATAGTGCAATCTACATTGTCTAGCCGTTTCTGTTTCTTCATCAAGGCCGTATATCCTACCGCCATTGATAAGACTAAGAGCCATATTACAAATATCAGTAGGTGTCATATTGCCCCCTTTGTAGTAAAAAAGAGGGATGCATACGCACCCCTCATTCTGTTATTCTGCAGTTTCTTCCGATTTCTTGCCTTTAGATTTAGTCTTTGGCTTATCTTCGCCATCTTCGGTTTCTTCTGCGCCTACAGCTTCAAACAAAGTATCAAAATAATCTTTGTCATATTCTGCAACTTCTTCTTTTGTGAAAGTTACTGTTTCACCCTCATTAAGCAAGCCTAATGTATTGTGATACAGTTTTTTCTTAACGATATATTCCATGTGCACCTCCTATACTAAACGTACATCAGGTGTTAAGAATGCAGTAATTGTACCTGCAGTCATGTTATTGGCATTGAGTTTTAAGTACTTCTTAGCACCGCTAGACAATCGCACTGCAACTTTAGTGCCAGCTTTAGCATTAGCTGCTAGCGTAATACCATGCAACAATACTGCATTTGCGATATTTTCAGTACTGGATGTATACAAGTTAAACAATGGTGTACCAGTTACATCTTTGTCGATGCGAATTACAAGCCATAAAGATTCCTCAGCATCACCGCCGTTACCATTCATAACAACATCGGAGCTGACATTAGCAGTTACGGCTTGTTTGTAGAAAAATGTATTTTGTTTATCGATATACATGTAGTTACCCCCTATTATTGTACACGTGCTTCAGTAGACAATAACGCATCAGTTTTGCGTACTGGAATACCATTAGCACGTACTACTGTATGACCCATTTCTTGGTCTTCAGAAATAGTGTATTTGTGTGCTTCGTTCTTTTGCATACGTAAGAATGTACGTACAGTTGGGTTCATATACCATACTGCACGGCCCATACCCATATTAGGGATAAGTTCTTCCGCTTTAATCATCAAGTTGATTAAGTCAGCACCAGTTTTAGCATCTTTAGTCAATGCATTAACATCGATGTTAGCGATACGTACAACATATCTCCAATCACGTACAGTTAAGCCTGTATCAAGTTTGTAATGTGTACGATAGCCTTGGTAGTGACCGCCGTCAGCATCAGTCAATGTTTGTTCGCCTAAATCTTTATGCGTAATACCGCCTGTAGAACCTTTAGGATAGATACCATGTACAGTATTTTTACCCCATACTACAAGATAGATGGATGTAAGGTTGGATGTACCGCCTGCATCAATAATGTTTTTACCGCTTTCTGCGGATTTATCATTATAACGTGCTGCCAAGCCTACGAATTTTTCAGGGGAATTTTCATCACCATAGAATAACGTAGAAGCCCATTCTTGGTTCATTGCTTCAAGGAAAGCATAATCTTCGGAAAGGCGGAATGCAGCGGAGTTGCCGTTTAAATCTGCCAAGGATTTATCGATTTCTGCATATGCTTCCAACATACCGCAAGTATCAGTTACTTGTTTGGTTTTGGATTTGCTAGGTTTAACACCATAGTTAAGCATGCGCCATGTAGCTTCTGGTAAGCCAGTACGTACAGTTGTTTTATGACCTGTAGGCAAATTACCCTCAACCATAGTCATATCTTGTACGATTTCATTTGTTTGGTTCATCATTTCGATGATTTGTGCAATTGCATTATTAGGATCTAATCGAGATTGCACATCTAATAATGTAGGGTTCATAGTTCCAATTGTTGCCATTTAATACTCCTCTTATTAATTACTTCATAGATGGATAAAGCATTTTTGCACGTTCCTCTTCGGAAATGTATGTGCTACCGCCTCGTCCGTTCCCTGCGTTGTTATCTTCGCTTGCCATACCAGCAATATGTGCGAATAGTTGAATTACTTCTACACGATTACCCAAGCCATTTTCAGCTAGGATTTCACGGATATTAGGAATTGTCTTTTCTACTGCTTCAACACCTGCGGCCGCTTGGCTAACAGTAGTATCGAATTTACTCCCTAATACCTCACGAGCGTTATCCGCATACCCTTTGTATTGTGTTTTGAGTGCTTCTTGCTTTTGGTTTTCGTAAGCCATTACAAGATTAGTTGCATATTGATTACCAAACTTAGCCATCTGTAATGCTTGCTCTTGCGTAGCACCTACACCATTCAGCATTTTAGAAAACTCATCTGCGATGGTTTGGTCGACTTCGCCACCCTCAAATGCAGTTGAGAAATCATATACAGTAGGTTCTGCAGGTTGGTCGGTGTTAGTATCACCGCCACCGCCTAAAATCGTACTTTGTTGGTCTTGTGTGTTCGTGTCCTGTGGTGTACCACCATTTGCACTATCCGTGTTATTGTTTGTGCCTTGTTCTAAATTTTCATCCATGGTTACTCACCTTTCTTTAATTCGTTTTCTTCAAGCGTTTTAAAATATTTCTGCATCTGAATATTTTCCAATTGCGCTAGATGGTATTTCTTAACACCCTCTATACCATCGCCAATCTTTCCTAAATCATTTTGTAAAGAAATAGCAACAGCCCTCATTCCCTCGTTAAAGAATGTTGTACTGTTGCCTGTGAATGATTGGCTATTCAGTTTTGCCCTATCTAATATGCGATAAAAAAACCACCTACCGAGTTCAGTACTCAGTACGTGGTTCAACGCTTCAATATCACGCTCACGCATATAATCTCTTTTTTGTTTCATCTAATATTCCATTCCCATTAACTGCTGCATTACAGGGTTTCCGTCATTCGCCGCATCAGTCGCTTGTTTAGCCGCACTAGCCATTTGAGGTGCTAATTGTGCTGCTTGTATCATTTGTGCTTGTTCCTCTTGTTCTTGTTGTGCCTGTTGTTGTTCTTCCATCTTAGCTTGGTATTCATCATTCGATACAATGACTTTTGCAGGAACACCAAGGTTAACACCATAATAATCCGCTGCTTCTTCAAAATTGAATTTTTGTAGAATATTAGGATTGCCCTGTGCCAATGACATAAGGAACGCAAAATACTGTTCGATTGAAGTTAATGAAGATACTTTCTGAGCCTGTGCCAATGGTGAAATGTACTCTATTTTCACATCTTGGCCGTTTAACTCTTCCGCTAGTACTTCATCGATTGGTGGAAACACACCTGCACGATCTAATATCGCATAGGTACGTTCGATAATCGGATTAAGAAATTCAGATAGTAGCCGTTCCACTACAGGCCCTAATTGTTGCAATTTCTCTTGCGTGCGCTCCATGACTTCCCTTGCCGTCATTTGTCCATTGTCCATGTTATCGAGCATTAGGAATAAGTCAGCACTATATGCACGCTTGATACTGTCTTTAACTTCAATGATTTGTTGCATAATCCAATCAAGATTAATACCTACATTAAAGATAGGCTCAACCTTGCCACCTGTATCGACTTCGGTTATACCGCCCGGAAATAGCGATACACTACCAATCACATCGGATGTTACAGCCATTGGTGGTTTTACACCTAACTCAATAGCGGTTAGTCTATCTAGTTCCAACTTCTGCAACATCATTGCATCAGATTGTGCGAACCATGCACTACCTTTACCATAACCATTTAGATCATGTGTAGTGTGCCGTGCAATCGGAATAGGCCACTCTTCATAGCCACTATGTCGCAAGATTTCATCGTCTCTACTCCCCTCAACCCAGTAAATAGAGGAGTAAGGCATGTTCTTATTACCCAGCTTTCCGTTGCGGTCTTTGTTTTCACACACTAGCCAACAAACAGTATATGTAGATGCATTACCCTTGCCGTCATCGTATGCATTTTTAATCTTTTCAGTGCAGTTCTCGTATCCAAACTCTTCCACGAGTTGGTCGCAAGTCATGTTATACTTTCGCCCAAACGTGTTAACTTCACCATTAGCATTGCATTCTAATGCGTAAGTACCGATTGGATACGATGTGAAACGTACACCAACTTTACCATCAGGCATGATTGACATAGGCGCTTGTCCGAATGGTAGTTCCATATAGACTTGGTGAACCACATTGTAGAAATTGGATTTTGCAAATACTGCATACAATATTTCTTCACGTTCATCTAATACTTTTGCTACATCACTATTCGCTGCCATATCCGTATTTTCCATGGTTAGCTTAAACCATTTACGGCTAGGCGGTGTCATTCCACTCATTACACCACTAGCAAATATCTGGCAACTTTCCCATGCAATACCAGTAAGGATTTTATCGGTATATAGTTTCGATTGGTCTTGTTCGCCATCGAATACACCAAGGAATGGCAACTGATAATCTCTAATCATCTTCCATTTCTCAACGTACTTTTGACGATTGGTGAACATCTGATTGAATTTAGCTTTTATTTTCTTGTAGTCTTTTGGTTTGGTTACAGGCTTTTCTGTAGGTTGCCTTGCTAGGCTTGATAAGATAGTACTCATATTAACCGCCTAATGTTGTTTTGCCTGTGGCTTGGCTTAATGCACTAGCCAAGATGGTGCTATCATAGCCAGTTTTCTTACGCTTTTTATCAGTGAACCATTGTTCATCTCTTTTTTGTGCCATATCATCAGTTTGTGCAACTGGTGTAGGCGATGGTGCTGGTTGCTTAATATCTGGTGTTTTAGCTTTCATACACATTCACATTCCCCCTTTACCCAAATGGTTTGTACTCTGTATTCGCTACTCTTCTGTGATTGCCATTTACTTTTTTAGTGACCCTAAATGCAAAGGTCAAGGCTAATGCATCGCCTTTATTCGGTGATGGTAAGCCTCGTTCTTTCATATCTTTTTTGCTTTCCAGTTGGATACGGCCGTTCTTATCAATGATCGCTTCTGGCCCTACGAGGTCATCATACAACCCTTGCTCATTAGGAATTGAACCGCCCTCTTTTAACCACTCTTTCATTTCGCCCCACATGTACGCACGCATATTGAGGTACATGTTGTTAGGCGATGCACCACCAAAGGCAACTAACCGCCATTTTCTACCCATCGACTTACCAATGCTATAAATACCAGTTCCGTACCCTTGGTCTATGAATACTGCATCAGCTTTGTATTCATCTTCAAATTGTGCTATTAGGTTAGCCATGCGCATATCATCGTCATTCTTTTCAATGGTTGCCAAACACTTCATAGAGTAACCATTACGCATTACGATTTCTAGTGTATCGCCACCAGTCCATGCAGGGTCTACACCTATGATTACGGGTAGGTTGTTAAACTCACCAACTCTATACATTCGCTTTTGCGCTTCATCAACTATTGATGCGGATATAAATTGTGTATCCGATGCACTAGGGAATATCCCTCTTACACGCACCTTTACAAAGTCGCTATCCTCACCATGAATATCAACCCATTCTTGCAACTTGGCTTTGTTTGAAATCTTAACTGTTCTACTATCAATCTGATATGTAGTCCAGTAGTTACGATGCTTTCTAAAACATTCTCTAAACCTGCCGCTATTACGTGTAGGGTTCCCAAACACGCACCATATAATCTCAGTTTCCTTATCTGTTAATGCACCCTCTGTTACTTCCCAAATCTTGTCAGAAATAGCGGATGCTTCATCAAATATGATAAGTATTCTGTTACCTTGATTGTGCAAGCCTGCGAATGCTTCTGGATTGCTTTCGCTCCATGGAATAGCATCTATCCGCCATGTTTTCTCGTACTGTTTATCAGCACTAAATAATGCGGTAGCAGTATAGGTAAATAGCTCCTTGCCTATGAACAGGTTGTACCACTTATTCAACTCAGCCCAAGTCTTAGACTTTAACTGTGTATCAGTATTAGCGGTTACTACTCCCCTTGTATTCTCATGTGTGGCAATAGCAAATAGAATTAAAATCGATGAAAACGCTGACTTACCAATACCATGACCTGATGCAACTGCAATTTGAATTGCTTTCGCCAACGATTTGCCCTTGCGTAGTTCTTCGCCTATTTTCTTAAAGGTGTCAACTTGCCATTCATCAGGGCCGTCAAAGTTTTCAAGCGGTGTTCCTTTTTCGCCCCAAGGAAAAGAAAAGTATGCAAAGCCTAATGGATCATGCGTAAACGAACCCAACGCATCAATCAGTTGTGCCTTGTTGTACTTCATCTGACTTCACCCTTGCTTGTTTCATGCGGTCGGATATATCAATCTCTATTTCTGCATCAAGTTTCACCTTGTCAGTAAACAGCATGTGCCGTTTGCCCAACAACTCAGCTGCTTTGGTTCTATCCGCAATCGAGGCATCCAAACCAAATGCATCTTTTTCTTCGCCATTCATAACCTTTGTTAGGTACTCCAACACTTCATCAGCAGTTGCGATTGTGTTTTTACTACGCTCGTTCATGACTGCATCTATATATTGCCGTACCTTAGGTTTTCTTAGCATCTTGCTTCCTGTTACACTTGCACTATTTTCTGCATATCCAGCCTTAATAGCACTCTGTGTTGCATTGGTAGTCTTGATATACTCATCTGCAAATATACGTTCTTTTTCTGTTAAGGTGTTAGCATCTGCCATATATCAATCACCACCTTTATATGTTCTAACTAAAAATAGCAGTACTTCATGTTGCTTAGTACTGCTATACTCACTTTCTTTCTTATAGAGTTGTCCTTGCTTGAACGTTTTCCCTTTCTTGTACTTATGAGGGAATGTTAGTTTATATTCCTCTTCCGTGTACATTCGATTAACGATATACACCTTGCAAGGCTTATCGTATTTACTCCATGATTGCCTTACATCGACTACATATCGCCTGCCATTCATTTGTAATGCTTTGAGTAATTTATTTATTGTTGGCTGATAATTCACATTAAGCACCACACAATACCGACTATAATCAATACACCGCACACAATGGCTATGCAATCAATAATACTCAACACATTATCTTCACGATGTTCAAACGCATATTTCGCTTTTGCCTGTAAGTCTTTATTGTCTAAATCTTGTGCAGCTTTTTTGAATAACGCTCTATCCTTAATGAATTGTTTAATTGCATTAATCATTTTAGTACTTCACCACCTTTCCGCTTTAACTTCCCATTAGATCTAACACACAAACCGCATGTACTTTTCCTTGCGTTTCCCTGTGTGATATATGTTTGACATAATCCGTCATACTCAATGACATTAGCCGTACATTTCCCTTTCTTATTGTTTAAGCATTTGCTTTTACAACACAATATATCAGTCATCATTTCTCCCCTTTTGATAACTTTATACAAAAAATGAGATATATCGCCGTGGATATACCTCATTATGTGATAGTTTTATTCATTTTTATTGCATACTCAAAACCAAAGTTATATAGTTAGCTATTCGCCAACACGAGTATATGAATTGTAATCACGGCTAGCACTCGCTAATTATCACTAACCAAGATACTCGGTTCTACAGAACGTATATAGCTTTAGTTTTCAGCATGCAATTGCACTCTCTAAACTAATACCGCCAGTTGTTTGTAGTATGTAACATTTTTTTCGCTTAAGGTTTTATCTCATGAAACGTATAGTTGGTTGTTATTGCAATATTGGAACGGATTATATGTGCGGTATTAGTTTACAAAATGCAATATAAGAGGTGCGGTGCGATTAGAAAATAATATAGATTGTAATGACTTAGAAACGATACTCGTTGATTTTCAAATACAAAATATAAAACCGCACCTCAATTGCTATTTAGTTTTTAGAATTGCTCATTGGCAACTCTTACACCTTATATTCTACTATATGTTTTTATGCATATATACTGACATTTACTGACATTTACTGACATTTCATGACATTTACTGACATTTCAACTTGCCTATTTCAATTAACGCCTTTTCTTTGTACCTCATAGCCTGTCTTTCGTTGAATTGGTTCTCAAAAACCGAATGTGCTTGTTTAGCTGACATTCCAAGCAGATATTCATAACGTAACATTGTACCGCCTATTTCTTCGCTTAGACTATTGATCGTGTTGATTACATCGCATTTGTACTCGCTCAATTCATCAATACGTCTGCGCTGTTCTTTTTCTGTGTCAATAAACCTTGCTACGCTATTTTCTAACCCACATGGAACACCGCCGCCACTCACTCTATCTTTTGAGTAATCAATAGCACTAATTGATGTAATGTTACATCGTAGTTGCTCTATTTCTTTTGCAATCGACTTTATTTGTTCATCAACTGTCTTTACAGGCTCAAGGTATTTTCTAGCACTACTAATTAATCTTTTTTCACTTTTTGTTGGTTCATTCAAATACAAATCACCTCAATCCTTAAATGCACCATTAATGGCTAACATATAAACCAACACGCTCCATGCTACAAATATAATTGCATTTGCGTAACTATTGTTTACATTACCCATAGCAACTACCAAGCAAAATAACATAAACCATATCATATGTTTATACCTCTGCTAGTTTTGCATAATCCCAACTACCTATCCTACCATCAGAACTCCACGATGTAGCACCATTATGGTAAGTTCGCACTTTTCCGTTTTTGTATTCCGCAAAGTATCTTTTTGTCCACACACACCCATTATTCCTAACTAATATCGGTGTATCAACCGCCACTTTTGACCAATCAACAATGCCTAGGTATTCACCAATGTCAATCAACTGGTTTTTTTCCTCAAAGCACGTACTGGCCACCATCACACGTGGCAAGAAATAGTTTAAAAGCTCCCTTTTACCGTTAAAAAAGAACAATACACCACTTTCAATTTCGGCTTTTCGATACCCTAGATCATACATGCGTTTAAATAGTTCATCTGTAAATTGTTTATCGTTCATAGTTATACCTCTTCGTATGTCATTTCAAATATATCAGGCTTACACGGATAAATCTCGCCTTTAACACCTTTGATAATGTAATCACCTAATGATGCTCTATGTTGCCCCTCTAACGTTTTAATGAGAAGTTTATTCTCAACAAAGCATATAAAGTCTTTCCCGCAAAATCTTACACACTCTTCCACACTTTTTTTCGTATACTGTATCGCTTCAATAACAGCTGGTTTTTTCTTGTAACGCTTAATCATATTCTACCCAACTTTCTATATTCTCATTCCATTTGAATTTAACCACATCATATAATGCAAAGTCATATGAATGACTATCAAACTTATCAACCTTGCCTATATAGAACATATCCTCATCACTCTCTACCGCAAGCTTGCACAAGAAATTAAATGCATCTTGATAGCTTTGAGGTGCGATGTAAAAGTCGGAGTGTTCAACGTAACCACTATAGCTACTCATGCAAATCTCCCATTCTTCGTTATTTCATAATCGATTTTTGCTTTAGTGTTATCAGCATCTAAACCACGTACATTTTCAATTTCCGCTCTAATTTCAAGTATGTTTAAATACTCCCCCATAATAGCCTTTTGCCTACGCAACAAATCTATAGAACACGTTGGTTTAAAATCTAAAGTTCCAGCATCATATTTAACAATCATTCTGTGTAGTTTGTTATAACGCTCTTTTAATTCCTTATACTCTCCTCTAAATCTAGCTTGCCATTCAGGTTCACTAATACTTAATTCATTTTTATTTTCTTCGTTCATTTTATTCACATCTTATGATAGGGCGGATATTTCACCGCCCACATCTTATCCAATCAACACTTTAATTAAAATCACAAATCCAAATATCAAAGCTACTAGCGATACACCCATGATCGCATTAAAGAATAACTCTTGTACAAATCGGATTGCCTTTCTATTATTTTCTGCATCCCTATTAGCCATCGCTTTGAAATCTTTTGTTCTTGTTTGTAGTTGGTCTATATCACCTGTATACTTTCTTATTGGTGTACACATACTATTCACCCAACAACAACTTCATTGTTATACAAATCAATAACACGAACGCCCATATCAATGCACCTGTTGATAAAAGCGCAAACAAATTTTCATTTCTACACTTTCGTTCTGCATCAAGCATCGCTAAATGTCTTGCCATTGCAAGTCTTGATATTCTACGTTCATTTTCTAACCTTGCGATTTCACATTCAATATTTATTCTTTTAATATCTCGTTCAATCTCATTCATTATTTATTCGCCTTCAATGTTTCAACTTCTGCCACTAATTGAGTAACCAAAGTTTCAAGTTCTTTGATTTTGCCTTTGTGGTTGGTTTCGTATTCAGAACCCTTGCCAAGTCTAAAGGATACACCTGCATTAATCATCTTATTGGCTAAGGTAGCACCTAAACTAAACATTACGTGTTCAGTAGGTGCATAAAATGCACCAAGTGCTACATCATTTGCATTTTTATAATGTCCATAACCAACCGCAAATGTTAATTTATCATCGGAATTGTAGCCTAGATAATGCAATGCACTTAATGCTGCATTAGATGCACCAGCTTTTGCCACTTCATGCATCACATTTGAGATTTGACCTACTGTATTACGTTCTAAATTCGTAATACGTGTTTCGTGATTATTAATTCTATCCGTATTGTTCAAAATGGCTTGGCTATTTTGCCCTACACGCTCATTTGTAGCGTTTAGAGTGTTATTAATCGTTGTAAATCCGTTATCAACCTTAGCGGTTAAATTTGAGATATTTGTAGTGTTACGTGTTACTCGTTTATCTAAACAATTTACATCCTTTTGTAATTTGGCAATGTGTGTTCCATTGGTTTCAATTTCGTCATACGCTGCGAACAGTTGACTGCCGTTTACCGCATCTAAACTGCTAGGGTCTACACGGCCAGCACTCACATTGTGCAGTTGTCTATTGTAATTGCTAATTCCACTATATGTATCGCTTTTCTTACTGCCAAAGGATACTACGCTATTAGGACTTTCACCTGCGAACACGTGAGTTACCCCATTTAATACAACTTGTCGAACACCTACAGGGTTATCCGTCTGACTGTTTGTGCCAATCGCAACGGAATTTTGAATAGGTGCTGATGCATTGTTTCCAATTACCACCGCATCGATACCACGCACTACGCTATGCGTACCTACTGCTACCGCACCTTGATTATCTACTGTATTGTTAGCACCTAATACAGTTTGTTCTTTATTGTTGCCTACATAGTTGTTGTACCCAATTACACTTGCTTGGTCTGCTTCGATTGTTCCATTGCCACCACCGATTACAACGCTATCATTTCCTGTTACTTTATTATCACGGCCAATTGCAATTGTATTTGTGCCTGTAACCACTGTATTTGCCCCTACGGCTACAGAATTGTAACCGCTTACTACTGGCGCTTGTGTGTTAGGCTCTACTGGCCCTGTTACAACACCATTTGCAAATACATTACCACCAATTACACCCATAATCATTGTTGCTAATACTAATTTATTCATGTTTGTTTTCTCCTTTTACTGTCTTTTCTGTCTATCTACTGTCTTTTCTGTCTATTTACTGTCTTTTTATTTACCAGTACTACCATATCCACCATCGCCACGTTCTGTTTCGCTGAGTGTTTGTGCTTCTTCTACATCAACAACTGCGATTGGTACGATGATTAATTGTGCGATGCGATCACCTCGTGCTATTTCATAATCTTTACACGATACATTCTCATACACGATGCTCAACTCACCTCTATAATCTTCATCGATTATCCCTACGCTATTTGCACATCGTAATGGTGTTTTACTCATACTACTTCGTGGCACAAGTAAACCCATATGACCTTTCGGTATTTCCACCGCCACCCCTAGTGGTATTTTCTTTTGACTATCTGCAGGCACTTTGATGTGAAACGGGCAATATAGGTCTAACCCAGCTGCATCTTCACTACCTCTTGTTGGTAGTTGTGCGTATTCATTAACCAATTTCACTTTCATTTGTTCCATTACGTTCTTCGCTCCATTCACTTTCTCTATATATGCGGAAAAAATCATCCGCACTCATCACTACTAAAAATGGCTTATACTTTCTTTTCCATGCAACTATAGGTATTTCGCCTTTGCCAGCTACTTTTGCATCCCTGCTCGCTTGATTGTATGCACCATATACATTTAACCTTTCTACACACTTAACCTCTTGATGGATATTTGGTAACCCTATACAATCAGCTGCATCACCTGTATTACCACAATATTGTACAGTTCTACGTACTTTATCGAACCCTTGCGACCTGCACACATCACACCACATTCGTTCACCACGTTTACCTTTATCTTTACTGTTTATTGGCATCTTATCACCGCCTTATTCTGCAAATTCCATTAAACTTGTTTGTACTTTTACATCGCTTAACATTTCTTCTTTTGCTTTGGCATACATTTTTCTGTCAATCTCAAAGCCATATGCACTTCTCCCTAGCTCCATTGCCGCCCTTAACGTGCTACCGCTACCAGCTACAGGGTCAATCACCACATCGCCATCATCTGTGAATATCTCTATTAAGCGTTTCAATACACTTACAGGCTTTTGCGTTGGGTGGATATTAGGAACGATATTCTTGTTATCACGTTTCCATTCAAAGTGATCAAATATCATTTTTTTGTTGTTATTGAATTTAGGCAACTTTTCACGATACAAAATTAATGCATATTCAGTAGCACCAACTATCCGCATATTAGCTTTTAGCACTTGTGCACTATAATTCTTGTTGAATGTGATAGGAATGTAATTTTTAAACCCATGTTTATTAGCGTATTCAATTACCATTGGCATTTGTTGAAATGAACAGAATACAATCATGCATGGTGCTTTCCCTCGTTCCTTAGGCTCTTTCTTTAATAGCCGATTGCAAAAGTGAAAGTATTCTGCAATGTTGAAATTGTAATCGGAATTGAAAAACGCTTTACCAGCTTTTTTACTTTCGCCATTCTTGTTATCCCCCCCTACATACCACATAGGATTACTTGCATAGGCATTGTTTCCTAAATTATATGGAATATCTGCAATGACTAATTGTGCCTTTGGTATTCCATATCGTTTGAAGTTTTGAAAATTGTCATTAAATAGTTCTATTTTCATCTATTCACCCATTTCATGCATCCAATTCGTAAATAATGCATTAGCCCTGTAGGACTTAATTCATACCAATCATCTCTAGCCTTAGCACGTCTTACAAATCCGCCAAACTCGTATATATTACCTCTGAAATCATCTGTATCTATTTCATCAATCAAAATCAATCCTGCATCTTTAAGAAAGAAATTGATCTCACTTCTATTTTCTTCATACAAACTTCTTGGCATTGCATAATACAAGTACTTTACATTCTTACAATCATGGTATCGTTTCTTTTTAAAATCTCTCCTAAAATCATGAATATCTGTTTTGATTTCGACTTCTGTTAGGTATTGTGTTTTTAAATCAAAATATATGAAATCAGCTTCATATTCAGTCCTACCAGGGCAATACATACTTACGTTTGGTATACATATTTTTTTGCGAAATAAATGCTTACCAAGAACATATTGAATATCCTTTTCGTCCATATATGCATCTCCTAATCACGTACTTCACATCCATTACATGGTGTTTTCATAATCAATACCCATATTCATCGATGTAATCACTAATACTGTATTCCTTTGTTTCAAAAACCACCCATGCATTATTTTCGAACCCATATTTCTTCTCCCATGCTCGAAATACTTTTGTTAGTTCTTCGCTTAGTTCGTCAATATGTTCTTTCTTTACATCGTTCAAGTAATCGTCCGACCATTCTCTAATTTCGTCATCCATGTCATATTCGAATAAATTCCAAAGTACTCGTTCACTATCAATCTCTGGAACGTAATGATAAGGGTGTCCAACACGTACATACTCAATATTCGAACACGTGTCCATATAGCTATGATCACTATCGCCCACATCGTCAATGCATTCTAAATAATCCGCTATTGCATCTTTAATACTATCTTGCGGTTCGCCAGCTCTTCCGTTATCAACCCAGCAATATTTTGTTTCGTCTTTTACTAGCATGGCTACTCCTATAACTCTTCCACTTCTTCGACTTCTACGTTATCAAACCATTCATTCATATCACGGCCGTCTACATCTTCTGTAAGTGCAATTACATTAGCTTGTTCTTCGGCTTCTTCTAAGCTTTCACACTCTACGATTTTTTCAAATCCAATTGTTACATATCCTATAATTTTAAATTGTTTCATCTTTCTCACCTCTTAGAACGGAATATTTTCATTTTGATTTGTGGTATCAAAGTTACTACCACTATCAAATTCGCCCTCTAATTTTCGTCCTACGAAATCAGCAACTACCTCTGTTACATATTTCTTTTGTCCATTGCTATCCTCATAGGAACGTGTTTGAATGCGTCCATTCACGAGTAGCCTTTCCCCTTTCTTGCAACTGCCAACCGCTTCACCAGTCTTGCCCCATGCTACGCAATTGATGAAAGCAGTCTGTTCTTTTGTTTCGTTGGTTGTACTGTCAACGTATGTATTGGTAGCAGCTACTGTGAAAGTTGCCACCGCTTTCCCACTTTGGGTGAATCTCAATTCAGCATCACGTGCTAAATTCCCTAACAGTTGTACTTGGTTCATATATTCAACTCCTATTTTCTAATTCTACGCACCATATTGCCTTGTTATGGTGTTTTTACTATTTCGCCCTTATGATTTATCATCAGTAAAACAAACTCGTCTTACAGGGCTTTTAAATCAATTTCAGTAACTAAGATGATTTAGTCTTGCTTCAGTTTCATCAACGTACACATCGTAGCTAGGATGAATGTGGCAATCGACTGTTGCCTCATCACGCATGATTTCAAGTAAATTTTCAATCTTGATTCTTGCTTGTGCCTCGTTATTCGCTAGCATTTGAAAGCTAACATCAAATGATACATTCACGCTGGCTTCAAACTGTTTAATTCGTTCTTTCATCTATTCCCCTATAGCCTGTTTTAACAACGCTTTCCCTTTATCAGATATTTTGCTTTTGTTGATTATTTCTGTTACATCTACTGGTTCTTTTGCTGCCTCTACTAAGTTACCTGTAGAGGTCATTTCTATTTGCTTTTGACCAGCACCAATCAATGCACGTTCACGTTCTGCTTTCTCTCTTGCTTTCAATAATAGGTGATTATCCTTTATTGAATTTGCCATACGTTGGCGGTGTTTCTCACGATCTATTAATTGCTCATAGCATTTAATAAACTGTGCCCTGCAACTTGCCTCATTGTATTCATGACCCATTCTAGGGTCGAACGATGACCATATTGGTTTTGCAGCTTGTAAGGTAATACCCTCTAAATGCTCCTTTCCGTTGTCATAACCATAAGTGCCTGCTACTTTGATTACTTTCTCCCATGCAGTTTGTGCGGTTTCCACTTCATCATGCATATTCACATATGCACTTAATGCGGAACACTCTTCTCTGATTTCTGCAATCGTTGGCAAAAACTTACATTTATTAATCAAGTTAGCTACGGCCTGTTCTAAAGTAACAGGGCTAACATCACTAAGCATATTGACATATAGCAGCATACGTTGTTCTGACATATCAGTAGACCACGCTATCTGTAACATCGATAGTGCTTTCAAAGTCTGTTGTTGGTTGTTCAGTTTTTACACCCCCTAACTTATTCATCAAGTTATTAACTACGTTGATTGCATCTTCCTTACTATTCTTTTTAACAGTAGGTTTTCTGTATTCGCTACGCTCCCATGTTCTGACTGCTGCTTTCCAATCTTTCATAGAGTTCTTTCCTACTTTCCAGCCGTTGCTTT